AAGAAGGGCTATCAGGAGACGGCCATTGTTAAGAAGCTTGACATTTCAGAAGACAAACTTGATATAATTAAGTCGCCTCTTAGCAAGGCAGATAAGGCGTGGATCTATGCGAAGGCGTATGGTCCTACGGCTATTATGACGACCGCCAGTCTCGTGTGCATTTTCGGATCAAACCACATCAATAAGAAACGTATTGCTTCTCTTGCTGGTGCATATCTTATGAGTGAGACTGCACTGAAAGAGTATAAGGAGAAGGCTAAGGAAGTTGTTGGAGTTAAGAAGGCTCAGGAGATTTCTGATGAGATCATTCAGGACAAGGTAAACAATAATCCGCCTAATCCAGAAGCTGTGGCAAATGCCGATACGCCAGCTATGCGAAATGTCGTAGACCTAAGTCTATGGTATGATGTGGTTAGCGATAGATATTTCTACAGTAATGCCGATCAAATTCGTAGAGCAGAGCTAGAAGCTCAAAAGATGCTTAACAAGAACGGATTCGTGTCGATTAATGATATTTACGCAATACTTGGATTGCGTGATATTCCAATTGGAAACGACATTGGTTGGCAGAAAGATCGTAATAAGGATGTGGTGCTTGTGATCGGCGGAGCACTCGATGATAATGGACAGCCTATTGGTACTATGGACATGGATGTTCATCCATCAAGTGCGTGGCTTAGTGAAGTATGAAGAGGACTAAACTACTGGAATGAATAATATTCAGATTAGAATAATTATATTCTAGTAAATCTTAAGGATAGCATGGGTGAGTCTAGAATGGCTTACCCATGTTTTCTTTTTGACTGATATTCCCGCAAAAATTACCATCTCTATAATAGGCAGAGAGCATAAGGTTCTCTTTACGAAAGGAGATTGTAATGGGACGTAAGATTATTATTGAGCAGGACGCGCCGAGTGCTTCGGATGCGGTGATCGAGGTGGTATCATCTCTGGGTGGTATTGCCTTTGCAGGCTGCACCAGTATGTATCTAGACAAGTTCCTTCCGGTTGCGGTGACTACTTTGGATAAGGTAGTTCGCTACACCACGGTAGGCCTTGGTGGACTTACAGCTGGTGTCGGTTGCGCGAAGGCGATCGAGACAGAAATGGTAGATGCCCGTGAGGTTGCCATTATGGCGAAGCTGCAGGCTAGCGGCTTGCTCACGAAAGAGGATGTCAAGACGATCGAGGACGAGAAGGAGGCCAACAAGGCCCCTGCCAAGAAGTAAAAAGAATTGGAGCTGTTGAAAAACGGCTCCTTTCTTTTTGCTACTATTTATATTTTTCCCATAGAATGGAGAAAGGAAAAGAAGTTGGGAAATCGAGCAGTAGTTAAGCGGCATTTAGATCCTGATATTTTCAAAGCATTTATCAAAAGTAAGGGATTGTCGATACGTCAACTTGGAGATCTTTGTTCTACGACGGAACGAACAATTCGTAGGTGCATTAAAGATCAAGAAGTAACTCTCACTATCGCGCTCGATCTATGCGCATATTTTCAGTGTAACTTCAATCAGCTCTTTGGACCTGATGATTCTCCTGAATGGCGAAAGAATTTAGTTGATATTTTAAAGCGGGTGCGATAAGAGAGGAGATTTTATGGCAACTCGTAGTGTTCCGTCGGGTGACGAAATGCGAAAACAGTATCAAGGAAACTCTTTTAAGCAACGAGATGAGGTAGGAGAAGCTCTTACTAAAGCAGTATCTGAGGCAAAGCCGAAGGTTAAGCAAGTTGCTAAAGGCAAAGTTCGAAAGCAGTCGATGCTTAAGAAATTTACGCGTTATATTATCGAAGACAGTGTTGAGACTGCCAGAGAGAAGACGCTTGGTGAAATCATTATTCCTGGCGTAAAGACATTGATATTTGATACGCTTACCGACATGCTCGACATCATGTTGTTCGGAGGTAATGGCGCACCTATGGGAAGGTATGCGGCATCTCCTAGAGCACGTAAAGGCCAGACAAGTTACGATAAGTACTACAATAATAAAACAACTGGTAATGGTAGTCGAAATGGGTCATATCGTGATGTACCCTATGATCCAGATGATATTATTCTAGATACTCGAGCACAGGCGAATAATGCGTTAAACGAGCTTAACAGCATTATCATGAAGTACGGTCAGGCATCTGTGGCCAATTTCTATGATATTGTTGGAGTAACTGGAGAGTGGACGGATAATCGATACGGTTGGACGTCGCTTCGCGGTGCGGGCATTAAGCCTGTTCGAGATGGGTTCATGATAATTCTTCCGCCAACAGTTGTTCTCGATGACTAACTATAAAACTTACAATTATATTTTTCGAAAAGGAGATAATAATGGGTATGGCATCTATCATTAAGCATGTAAAGGTTCCATCAAGCATGGCAAAGATTGCACTTAAAGCTAAGAAGCATGCTCCCGAGATTATGATTGTGACCGGAACAGTTCTTGTGGTGGGCAGTGCTGTGATGGCATGCAAGCAGACTCTCAAGGCTCATGAGGTTCTTGAGAAGGCTAATGCAGATCTTGATGAGGTTAGTAAAGCGCTTGAGACTTGTGACGAGGCGTCATATTCTCCTGAGGATGCTAAGAAGGATCGCCGCAACGTTTATATTAAGACAGGCTGGGAGCTTACTAAGACGTATGGTCCGTCAATCATCGGTGGTGTTGTCGGTTTTAGTTTGATATTTGGAGCGCACAAGATTCTTCGCGGTCGTAATGCAGCTCTTACTCTTGCATACACGAATCTTCTCAGCTCCTATAATAGGTATCGCAAGCATATTGCTGACGAGTTTGGCGAGGAGAAGGAGAAGCTTCTTGCAGCAGGTGCCGAGACGACTGATATTTCTGTCGTGAATGAGGATGGCACTGTCGAGGAGGTTAAGAACGCTTCTGTAATTCATGATACCAGTAAGAACCATTCGCCGTATGCTCGGATATATGAGGCAACCAATAACAATTGGTCTCCTAACCCGGCAACGAATCTTTACTGGCTTCGCTCTCAGGAGAATTACGCGAATGAGAAGCTTCAGGCAGATGGATATTTGTTCCTGAATGACGTGTATCAGATGCTCGGCTTCCCTCGTACATCTGATGGTCAGATTGTCGGTTGGGTTTACGATCCCAATAATTCAGAGCATGTTGGTGATAATCATGTTGATTTTGGAATCTATGATCTTCTATACAAGGGCAAGGAGAAGGTAGATTTCATCAATGGGTTCGACCCTTGCATCTGGCTTGATTTCAATGTTGATGGCGTAATTTACGACCTTATTTGAGATCGAGATGGTTTAAAAGCTGTGGGTAGTGGTATATTTGAACAAGATGTACTAGACTACCCATGGCTTTACACCTTTGAAGGAGGTGGTTACTGTGATTAATGGTCTTGCGAAAGCTGGATATTTATTAATCGGCGCCGGAATTGGGGTGTTTGCATCGTCATTTGTGCTATCATATGAATTTGATAGAGCAGTTGGAGAAATCGAGGAATTTATTCCAGAGGGAGATAATGATATTTCAGATGATCAAGAAGATGGCTCAGAAACTAGTGGACTTCATTCACAGGATGACTCGAAGAATTCGAATGATATTCGGAATGGTCGAGACACCGGAGGACGAGGCACAGCAGGATTCGTCGGAGCAAGTGACGGTGACAGTGGAGAAGAAGATCACAAAGAATTCCAATCCAATCAAGCTCAGATTCTCGACTACTACAAAAGCTCTGAAGGACATATTCAGGACAAAGAGAGACGAAGCAAGTCGTCCAACTCTTCGAAGCGCTCTAAGCGCCGTCAAGAATTTGATAAGATGCGGGAAGAAGGCTACGCGAACCTAGGTACAAGATATTCTAAGATGTTCGGATCTGATAGTATGGAGAATGAGCAAAACATGACTGATATTCTCCACGCTGTTAGTTCAAAGACAGATACCAAGGATAGCTATAGCCAGTATGAAAGAAAGGCTCGCCAAATGGACGAGTGGGATGATGGGCCATCTGATGATTCGGTAGATGAGTATCCACCAGGAGAAATTGATATTCATGACGAATACACACTAGAGCGAGTCGAAGATCATATTGAGATATATCTTGACGATAACCCGAATGATTTCACAACGCTTGTATGGTACCAGGGTGATGAAACCTTATGCGATGATGGCGAGCAGATCATTCCTAATCCGGAAGATGTTGTCGGCGAGGTTGCTATCGAGAGATTAGTGGAAGGCGGACCAGGAGCAGATGATGGAGTTATATTTGTGCACAACTTAAAGACTTGCATTGATTATGAGCTAGTTCTTGATATGGGTTGTTATTCCGAGACTGTTCTTGGCATGTTTGATGAACGTCAAAGCCGCCGAAATAATGGTGGTGGTAGGGATGGCAGTTCTTGATGAAAGTTACAAAGTTAATGTGCCATATTTCGATAATAACTCTTATGTCGAATGGTTAGAGTCGTTTACTATTGATGAAACTATTGATGATGAACGACGTCCTTCTTATAAAAAGTTGATAAGGAAATTGTGGGATATTCCGTTTAGGCCATTACTCGGAAACGATGATGACCGAGCGGCTGAGGGACTTGAATTAAGGACTCGGTATAATTCAATTTTAGCGAAAAAGGCTGGAGAAGGAGAGTTTTATACTCCGAATGTTGATGCTATATTTGGAGAATGCCGAGTCCTTGAAATGCTGGTTGCTTTGTCAATGCGCATGTATGATTTGATGCAGGACATGGGTCTGTACAATAGTGTTAGCCGATGGTTCTGGGAGATCATGGCCAATGTGTCCTTTGATATTTTAGACGATGAAACATGGTCGAGACGAATTCGATGCGATGAATTTGTCGAGAGAATTGTTTGCGGAATCATGGATGGACATGGTCATAGGGGTCGTCCTGGTGGTTGGTTTTATGTAAATGGTTGGCAACATATGGAGATTTGGTATCAAATGCATGCGTATTTGAGTAGATATTTTCAGATTGATTGACGGAAAAGTATGCTTCAAAAGACCTTGTCCCCCAAAAAATTCCCCTTTTTCCCATTTTTTTTATGTTTTCAACTTTTTTTATATTGTGTTTCAAATGTAATAATAACTTTTAATAAATTAAGAAAAAAAAGGGATTTTGGGGGATTTAGGAAAAAAATAGCCATCTACCTGCGGTTTTTCATCCCCCAAATTGTCCCCCAAAAATTTTTTATCCCCCAAAAAAATTGGGGGATTTTTTCAAGAGAGCTTTAAAACTATCGAAAGGAGGTGAGTATTTGGATTTTTTCGCGATTCGAGCACGCAATACAAAAAGGGGGATTGAAATCTACCCCGATTTTATAGTCGGCAATCATGATGATTTCATGGTTCGTGGTCATGCTTTCTATGCTATATTTGATAAGAGTACTGGCATGTGGTCTACTGATGAGACCATGGTTCAGAAGATTGTCGACTCTGAATTGTATGAGTATGCTCAAAAACAGCAAGATGAATTCGAAGGGGTCATATCTGTTCAATACATGGCTAACTTCAGTTCGAACAGTTGGAGTAAGTATAAAAAATATTTAAAGGAAAGCGTTGATAATTATGTGCCTTTAGATCAGACGCTTACGTTCCAAAATCAAGTATGTAAAAAAGAAGACTATGTTAGTAAGCGATTGCCGTATTGTCTTGAAGATGGCGATCATTCTGCATGGGACGAACTTGTCGGGACATTATATTCTGATGAAGAGCGTGAGAAAATCGAATGGGCAATAGGTTCTGTTGTTTCCGGAGATTCTAAAAGAATTAGTAAATTCTTTGTACTCTATGGCGCACCAGGATCTGGCAAGGGAACGATTCTTGATATTATTGCAAAACTATTCAAAGGATATTATGGTATTATTGAATCTAAAGCATTAGGTAATAGAACATCTGAATTTAGTACTGCAGCTTTTAGAGATAATCCATTGGTAGCCCTTGAGTATGATAGTGATCTAAGCAAGATTGAGAATAATACCCGACTTAATTCTATTATATCTCACGAGACGATTCCAGTTCGAGAATTGTATAAGGCAGCATACAATGTAAAGATCAACGCATTGATATTCTTGGCAACTAATAGTCCTGTTCAGATAACTGATTCGAAGTCTGGAATAATTAGACGACTGGTTGATATTAATCCATCTGGTTTGAAAATTCCTAGCAATAGGTATGTTAAACTTATTGAACAGATTAATTTCGAACTCGGGTCTATTGCACAGCATTGTTTAAATGTGTATAAGAAATTGGGGCTTCATTATTACGACGCCTATCGATCTATTGACATGATGGAGCGAACTGATATTTTCTTCAACTTTGTAGAAGAGTCATATTTTACGTTTAAGCAAGAAGATGGCGTAAGTCTTAAACGAGCATGGTCTATGTACAAAGAGTATAGCGAAGAATCCGGTTTGCAATATTTGATGCCTAAGCATAGATTTAAGCAAGAGCTTCGAGAATATTTTGACAAATTCATACCTGATACAAAACTTAAAGATGGTACAAGAATTAAGAATTATTACAGAGGCTTTTTGTCATGGAAGGTCGACGGCAAAAAAGATATTACAATGATCGCTGATGATGGTGATATATTTGATTTTGAAGCCCCACCATGGTTGCAATTGAGCGAAGAAGCAGCTTTAGATTCTATATTGGATGCTGAGCTTAGAGATTGTCCGGCACAGTACGCTAATGAAACGGGAACGCCGTTTATAAAATGGGAAAATGTTAAGGGCACATTAAAAATGCTTAATACTCATTTTCTACATTATGTACTTATGCCGGACAATTATATTGTGATCGATTTTGATTTGAAAGATCCAGAAACAGGCGAAAAATCGGCAAAATTAAATCTTGAAGCAGCTTCGCATTGGCCTCCTACTTATGCTGAGTTTAGTAAAAGTGGTGCAGGATTGCATCTTCATTATATTTATGGTGGTGATGTAAATCTTTTAAAATCCATATATTCTGATGATATAGAAATTAAGGTGTTTAAGGGTAATAGTTCTTTGAGAAGACAGCTTACCAAATGTAACAAAATTCCAATTCGAACGATTTCAAGCGGTTTGCCATTAAGAGAGGAGAAACGAGTGATCAATCACGAAGCTGTTAAAAGTGAACGAAAACTTCGCGAGTTGATTAGCAGATGTTTAGAAAAAGAGTTCGGCGCAACTAAGCCGTCGGTAGATTTTATTAATCATTTGCTTGTCGAAGCGAAAGAATCCGGTCTGTCATATGACGTGTCTGACATGAAGCAAGCAATAATGATATTTGCTATGAACAGTACACATCAGGCAGAGTATTGCATGAAGCTTGCTAGCGAAATGCCATATAAGTCAGAAGAGCCTAGTTCTGGTGGGAACGGTAAATATGCTGACGATCGTTTGGTTTTCTTTGACGTAGAGGTTTTCCCAAATCTTTTTCTGATAAATTGGAAATTTGCTGGTTCTAGCGAATGTGTTAGAATGGTTAATCCTACTCCAGAAGAAGTTGGAGAGCTATTTAATTACAAGCTCGTAGGCTTTAACAATCGTAGGTATGACAATCATATTTTGTATGCTCGATACATCGGATACAATAATGAAGAACTTTATATTTTAAGCCAAAAAATTGTTAGTAATGATCGAAATGTTAATGCCACTTTTAGTGAAGCATACAATTTGTCATATACTGACGTATACGATTTCGCTTCTGCTGGACATAAAAAGTCTTTGAAGAAGTGGGAAATTGAACTTGGTTTGCATCATCAGGAGCTAGGATTGCCTTGGGATCAACCGGTTCCAGAAGAGCAGTGGAGTTTGGTTGCCGAGTATTGTGACAATGATGTCATATCTACCGAAGCCGTATTCAACCACTTAAGCGGCGATTTTAGAGCTCGCGAAATTCTAGCTGATATTGCTGGAATGACTGTTAATGATAGCACGAATTCGTTAACAACCAGAATTATATTTGGGAAAGAGAAAAAGCCCAAACTTAATTGGTATGATCTTGCTGAGGAATTCCCTGGCTATCAGTATAAGTCAGGCAAGAACGTGTACCGTGGCGACGATGTTGGTCGCGGTGGTTGGGTTTATGCTAATCCAGGAATGTATGGATATTGTAAGACATTCGACGTCGCTTCTATGCATCCGCGTTCAATTATTGAAGAAAGATATTTGGGTGAGTATACAGATCGCTTTGAGGATCTCGTAAACATTCGTTTGTTCATTAAGCATGGCGATTATGATTCAGTTGCAAAGTTATTTGACGGCAAACTTAGGCCATATTTGAATAATAAAAATGAGGCCAAAGATTTGTCGAATGCATTAAAAACTGCTATCAACTCAGTGTATGGATTAACTTCGGCTTCTTTTGATAATCCATTCCGAGATAGGCGCAATAAGAATAATATTGTTGCGCTTCGCGGAGCGTTATTTATGCGGACACTTCAGGATGAAGTTGAAAGCCGTGGCTTTACAGTAGTGCATATTAAAACTGATTCAATAAAGATTGCAGATCCTACACCAGATATTGAGCAATTTGTTTACGATTTTGGCAAAAAATACGGATACACTTTTGAAGTTGAAGCTGAATGGGAAAAACTTTGTTTGGTGAATAATGCGGTATTTATTGGCAAGCAAACTGTAACATCACCCCAAGCACCTGGCAAATGGACTGCTACTGGTAAGCAATTCCAAGAGCCTTATGTCTTTAAAAAGATATTTTCGCATGAGCCGATAACTTTCGATGACATGTGCATAACCATGACTTGCAAGTCTGCGTTCTATTTGGACATGAATGAGCAATTACCGGAAGGTAGCTCTATGCCAGTATTTATTGGACGAGCTGGTTCATTCTGTCCTATAGAGTCTGGCTATGGTGGGGGCATATTACTTCGAGCCGAGAGTGACGGACGATTGTCGGCCGCTTCTGGAACGAAGGGTTATCGATTCTTAGAGGCCGAAACAGTTCGTGGTACCGATCTAGAGAAACACGTAGATAGGTCATATTTCGAGAAGTTGGTTGACGATGCTATAACAGACATCTCAAAGTATGGCGACTTTTATAGTTTTGCTGCTGACGGAATAGATATTCCATGGGCCATGCCATGCGGTGATTTGCTAATTACTAGTTGTAAAGATTGTCCGCATTATATAGCCGATCATAGCCTATGCGATCTAGGCTTTGATATTTCTGATGTATTACTAAGAATGTAAGGAGTTTTAAGGTGTCATAAAAGTAGTATTGGGTTTCTTATCGATTATACCGATAACGCAGGCGTAAATGGCCTCTGATAAGCTCTGAGGCCTATTAGAAAGATATTTGTAGAGTATTAAGGAGAATTACTATGCCTCGTGAGAATTTTGCATCTATTAACATTCCCAACGCCAAGTTCATTTTCTATACCAATTTTAAGGGTGCTGCTGGTCCTTACAATAATGAGGGCGAGAGAAACTTTAATGTCATATTGGAGGGTGACGCTCTTCAGCAGGCACTTGACTATGGCATGAATGTTAAGACCACTAAGCCTCGTGACGGGTACGAGCCTGTGAGTTATATTAAGGTTAATATTGGCTACAAGTATCGTGCCCCTATTGCTATGCTTATTAATTCTCAGGTTAAGCGTAATCTTACCGAGCAGACTATTGGTCTTCTCGATGATTATGAGTATAGTAATGTTGATATTGTCATTAGGCCTAATAGGTGGCGTCGTCCCAATGGTGAGACCGGGGTTAATGCATATTTGCAGGCAATCTATGCAACGGTCGTGGAGGACCCGTTTGTCTCGAAGTACTATGATATTCCAGAGATTGAGTCTGAGTAGCAAATGATCGAGTTGCGTCCTGAACAGCAGGATGCTTTAGACAAGCTTAGAACCGGCTCCATCTTAGTTGGTGGGGTCGGTTCTGGCAAGTCTATCACTGCGTTAGCATATTTTTACAATAAAGTTTGCGGCGGTGATTACAAAAAGCTATCGATGCCGTTAAAGCCTCGTTCGTTGTATATTATTACTACTGCACGCAAAAGGGATACATTAGAATGGGCTGATGAGTATCGAAAGTTTGGACTGTCGAGCGATCCTGCTTTTAGTATAGGAAAGATATTTGTACAAGTAGACTCATGGAACAACATTACTAAGTATACTGATGTGAAAAATGCCTTTTTCATATTTGATGAGCAACGAGTAGTCGGATCAGGAGCATGGGTTAGGGCATTTATTAAAATAGCTAAAACTAATGACTGGATTTTACTAAGTGCTACTCCCGGTGATACATGGTCCGATTATATTCCGGTATTTGTAGCTAATGGCTTTTACAAAAATCGTACAGAGTTTATTCGTAGGCATGCCATATTTGATCGCTTTGCTAAATACCCTAAAATTGTTAGATATGTTGAAACTGAAGTATTGGAAAGGTATAGAAAACGAATTCTTGTTACTATGCGAGATCGTCGTCATACTATACGTCATGTAGTAGATGTTCAAGTTGGCTACCAAAAAGATATTTACGACTTAGCTTTTAAGAATCGATGGAACCCATTTGATGAAGAGCCAATTCGCGATGCTGGGCAATTGTGTCATATTCTAAGACGAATCGTTAACAATGATGAAAGTCGAATAGACAAATTGGCAGAACTATTAGAGAAACATGAAAAAGCGGTTATATTTTACAATCTTAATAGCGAATTAGATTTGTTAAGAGAAATACCGAAAAGATATTCTAAATTAAAAGACTATTCGGTTGCTGAATGGAATGGGCACAAGCATGAACTAATTCCTAAAAGTAATAAGTGGATTTACTTAGTCCAGTATGGAGCTGGAGCAGAAGGTTGGAATTGTACGCAAACTGATACGGTCATATTTTACTCATTGAATTATTCGTATAAGATTATGGAACAGGCTTCCGGTAGAATAGATAGAATTAATACGCCGTATACGCATTTGTATTATTATCGTTTATTATCTAAATCGTCCATCGATTCGGCTATATTATTGGCACTGCAAAGTAAGAAAAATTTTAATGAGTCAGCATTTGTGCGGACATAATGTCCGCGCAGAAAAAACTTACACTTATATAGGAGGAGTAAGATTTTTCGGATCTTACTCTTTCTATATTTTTTGTACGTTATGCCTTGTTTATTTTTTTCGCACTTGAAAGTACAGTAATGAAAAAAGAGAACGCTTTTCAGTCTAATCTTATTAAAGAGTTAAAAAAGATATTTCCGGGTTGTATGGTTTTAAAGAACGATAGCTCTTACTATCAAGGCATTCCCGATTTATTAGTTTTGTTTAATGATAAATGGGCTATGCTAGAATGTAAGCGAAGTTCAACAGCCAGTCATCGACCGAATCAGGATTATTACATTGAGAAATTTGGTAAAATGTCTTATGCCAGTTTCATATCTCCTGACAATAAGGAAGAGGTCTTAGATGAACTTCAACAAGCATTTCGACTTGGAAGGTAAACATGCATTTTTAGGAGCGAGTAAATATTCTTGGCTCGGTTATGATGCTGAAAAGTTAAGAGAGTCATATTTGAGCAATCAAGCTCGATATAGAGGAACTCAGTTGCATGAGCTTGCTAGTCAACTTATTAAGTTAGGCGTTAAGCTTCCTGATACTCATCAAACGCTTAATTTGTTTGTTAATGATGCTATTGGTTATCGAATGCAATCTGAGCAAATTTTATATTATTCCAATAATTGTTTTGGCACTGCAGATGCTATATCCTATAAAGAACGTGACAAGAAACTCAGAATTCATGATCTTAAGACTGGAGTAACCCCGGCATCTATGAAACAGTTGTATATTTATACAGCATTGTTTTGTTTAGAGTATGCTATGGATCCTCACCAAATGGACATAGAACTTCGTATTTATCAGTCAGATGATGTCGAAATTGAGATCCCTGAAACAACAGATATTTTGCAAGTTATGCAACAGATTCGCAGTTTCGACATGATTCTGAATGAACTTCGAGAAGAGGAGGAAAATGCATGGATGTAGACGAACGTGAGTATGCGTCATATTTGATGCATTATGGTACTCCTCGTCATTCTGGTAGGTATCCGTGGGGTTCTGGCGATAATCCTTATCAGCGTAACGCTAATTTTAGGTCATATGTTCTAGATCTTAGGCATCAAGGAATGAGCGATGCTGAAATTGCACGTGGTATGGGAATGACCAAGAACGAATTAGTGGCTGCTATGTCTCAAGCTCGTGCTGAGAATAGAGCAGAAGATGTTGCTGAAGCTAAACGGCTTATAGCTAAGGGATATTCTCAGTCAGCAGCAGCTCGTCGTATGGGCATTAACGAGTCGCAAGTACGAAATCTGCTTAAGAAAGATATTCAAGATCGAGCGAATCGTTCTGCTGATACTGCCGAATTGCTTAAGCGAGAGCTCGAAGAGCATGGGGGTTATATTGACATCGGTCGTGGGTCAGAAGAGTATCTTGGTACTACGCAATATGTTCTAAAGAATGCCGTGGCTCAGCTTCATAACGAGGGTTACGAAATCCATAACGTTAAGGTACAACAAGCTGGCACAGGTAAAAACACGACTGTTCAAGTATTATGCCCTCCCGGTACTCCATGGGTAGAAGTTGCTAACAACAAGGGTGATATTCGGTTAGTTAATGCGCCATATGATCCAACCAGTAGCACTGGCAGATCGATGCTTGGACTTGAGAAACCTGTTGGCATTGATCCAAAGCGTGTCATGATTCGGTATGCGGATGATGTTGGTCCTGATGGCGGAAAGGGTATTGAGAAAGATGGCGTAATCGAGCTTCGTAGAGGTGTTGATGACATATCTTTAGGAAAAGCTAATTACGCACAGGTTCGTATTAATGTTGGTGATACTCATTATTTAAAGGGCATGGCCGTTTATGGTGATAACATGCCAGATGGAGTAGATGTCATATTTAATACGAATAAGCATCGCGATACTCCTATGATGGGGACTAAAGACAATACCGTTCTAAAAGAAATGAAACGAAACAAAGAAACTGGTGAAATTGATTGGGATAATCCATTTGGCGCCACTATAAAAACCGAAGGCGACACGAGTACCAGTCTAAAACTTGCACAAAGATATTATGTGGATAAGAACGGCAAAAAGAAATTATCGGCAATTAATGTCGTTAATGAAGAAGGCGATTGGGAAACTTGGGCGCCCACATTGTCGAGTCAGTTCTTATCTAAGCAAACGCCAGCTATGGCAAAACGTCAGCTTAAAATTGCTTCTGATGCACGTCAAGCCGAATTTGATGACATATCTTCATTGACTAATCCAACCGTAAAAAAGAAGCTATTACTCGAATTTGCTGACGAATGCGATTCTGCAGCTGTTCATTTAAAGGCCGCTGCTTTGCCTAGACAGTCTAGTCATGTCATATTACCAGTGCCAGGTATTAAAGAAAATGAGATATTTGCTCCAAATTATCGAAATGGTGAGCAAGTAGCTCTTGTTCGACATCCTCATGCGGGCCGCTTTGAGATTCCTCTTCTTACAGTAAACAACAATTCTAAAGAAGCTGCTAAAGTTATAGGAAAAAATTCACCAGATGCTGTTGGTATCAATGCTAAAACTGCGGCTATATTATCTGGAGCAGATTTTGACGGCGACACTGTTCTTGTTATTCCTACTAAAGGCACCAATCTTAAAGCGCAAGGTCCTCTTAAAGGACTTAAGGATTTCGAACCAAAAGACGCATACCGTGCATATCCTGGAATGCCCGAAACATCTAAGAAAAATGGTTTTAATAAACAGATGGAAATGGGCAAAGTTTCCAATCTAATTACGGATATGACCTTAAAAGGCGCTGATGATGAAGAACTTGCTAGAGCTGTCAGACATTCTATGGTTGTAATAGATGCCGAAAAGCATAATTTGGATTGGCGACGTTCTGCTAGAGAAAATGGCATATCTGAGCTTAAGAAAAAGTATCAGGGTGGTGCTAATGCTGGCGCATCGACATTAATTTCTAAAGCTAAAAGCGAGACCAGAGTTCCTGAACGCAAGGAAATATCGCCTGATAAGCGTACTGGTGAACGGCGTTATATTCCTACTGGTAAAACGCATAAAGATAGAAAAACTGGCAAAGATATTCTTAATACTACAGTAACCACCAAAATGTTCGAAGCAAAAGATGCCAATGATTTGTCTTCTGGCACCGTTATGGAGAACATATATGCCGCACATGCCAATAAGCTTAAAAGTCTTGCTAACCAAGCCCGAAAAGAAGCTCTTTCTTCGGAATCTGTGCCATATTCTGCATCTGCTAGAAAAGCTTATGCCAAAGAGGTTGCTTCTTTGGACGGAAAGTACAAGCTTGCTCAACGCAATAAACCATTAGAGCGTCAAGCACAGCTTATTGCAGAAACTGTGGTAAAAGCTAAAATAAGAGCTAATCCTGAACTTAAAGATGACAAAGATCATTTAAAGAAAGTTCAGCAGCAAGCTCTTAGAGAAGCTAGAGAACGTACTGGTGCTAAGAAACGTGATTTCGACATTACCGATAAGGAGTGGGAAGCTATTCAAGCTGGAGCAATACATAAGACTCGCTTAGAAGCATTGTTGGCCACTGCTGATAGTGATCGTGTTCATGAGCTTGCTATGCCTAAAACTACTCGTACTGTCAACCCTAATGTCATATCTAGAGCTAAAGCTATGCAGGCATCTGGTAAGACTCAAGCTGAAATCGCAGATGCTCTTGGTGTTAGTACTACTACAGTCAACACAATCCTGCGGAATTAGTGTGAGGGGGTCATATTTTGGATACAGTTTACATGCTTACTACTAAAGACAATCCATACAATCCCTTTACACACTATGATGAATGGGATACATGGGATCGGTTTCATGGGTGGCATATAGAACCTGATGGCAGTATTAAGTTAGGCTATTATACAAGTGCATATTTAGGAAGAGTGGCTGCAACATCTGACGAAATTAGTCCTGCACAGTATACTAGGGCCATTAATGACGCTATCGATGAAATCGTTAGCTACAACATCACTGGCAATTATGTTAAAGTACAAGAATCCGATTACAAAAATTGGAAACCAGTAACGTAGGTCATATTTTAGGGGTGCTCGCTACTTAATGTAACGGGCACCTCTTATAAGATAGGGTCATATTTGTCTATTTGTCATTAGAGTTGTAATTAGAAAATTACTTGACCTTATTCAAATTTTAGGTCATATTTGACTATTTGATCTAAAATGCTTTAAAAACATTACTTAATTACATTCGAATTTTATGTCGTATTTGACTATTTTATGTAAAATACATTAAAACGCTGCTTAATTACGTCCAAATTTTAGGTCATATTTAGCCTATAATAGTTAAAAAATCATTTACAATAAAAATTTTGAATAATAACGATACTATACCTATATAAGGGTCATATTTGACTCATTTTAATGCTCAAAAACGGCCTTATATGGAGCTTCTATATAGGCCTCTATATAGGGCTTCTATATGGGTCATATTTCAGCAGTTAAAACTCCCCTTATGGTCCTACTAGTATACTGAATAGCTAACTATCCATAGTAGTTTACTACTGTAATAGATCTATATAGGGTCATATTTCAGCAGCTGAAACTCTACTTATGATCCTACTGTATACTGAGTAACTAACCATTCATAGTAGTTTACTACTATAATAGATCTATATAGGGTCATATTTTAGTAGTTAAACTTACTTATGATCCTACTGTATACTGAATAGCTAACCATTCATAGTAGTTTACTACTGTAATAGCTAACTATTCGTACCAATCTACTATCCCAATAGCTATAACGGGTCATATTTTGAGTGCCAACCCCCTATGCTAAAAATTGATGAATATCAGTAATATTCATAAAAATCGCAAATAGACCAAAAAACTGATCTTTTTTGCCTTTTTCTGATATAAAATTGCTAATAGGGGGGAGGGGGTACCAAAAATTTGGATGCCTCCAAATCGCCGCACTCTCTAAAAATTCCCCGGGGGTACTATTTAAGGACTTCTTTCCATACTTTTTCGCGGAGCTCTCTTTGTTTTATCCTCTCCGACTTATGTGCCTACTGCATTTTCTCGATATTCCGCTCATCGAGATCTCCTTTCAAGAGTCTTAGCTTATAAAAGTCTCTTAAAACTTAGAGAGTTCCACGAAGAAGTATGGGAAAACTTACCAAAAAGTATATTTAAATTGGAGAAAACATGGCGACAAAACGAGAAAAGCCAATTGGAACTTCTAAAAGAACTTCTCCACCAGCTCGATCACTTGAAAATCGAGAGAATCAGCTTATAGAAAAAGCTTATGCGCTTGTCGAAGAGCGTATAGACAATGGTACAGCCTCTGCTCAAGAGATTGTACATTTTTTAAAGATGGGTGCTGCCAAATCTCAGCTTGAAAAAGAGAAGCTTGAAGCAGAAGTGCAGCTTCTTGCTTCTAAGAAAGAGATTATTGATGCCAATAAGCAGAGTAGCGAAGCATATGCTGAAGCACTTGCGGCATTTAGATCATATAATGGAAGTTCTGATGAATAAAATTAAATCGTATCATGAGATGCTACAATTTCCAACATTAGAAGAACGATTTCATTATCTTAGATTATTCGGGCATGTTGGCGAAGATACGTTTGGTTTTAACAGATACGTTAATCAAGCTTTTTATACAAGTAGACGTTGGCGATCTATACGTTCGGAAGTCATAATCCGAGATGGCGCATGTAATCTTGCACATTCTGATTATCCGCTGTTCGGACGAGTTCACATTCATCATATCAACCCGGTTTCATTAGAAATGTTTGAGGATGAGGACCCATTATTGTTCGATTTGGATAATCTTGTATGTACAGATGAGCAAACCCATAGAGCTATTCATTATGGCGATGAGTCTTTACTCCCACAAGATTACAAACCAAGAACACCGGGCGATACAAAATTGTGGTAAGGCAAAAATGTAAGAAAGGATAACCGTGTCTTGGGTTCGAGTTCGAATCGCGAATTGTAAAAAAGCGTCTATTAGACGAACCCCATGGATTCCTTTGCATGACGAAGAAATTGTTGGAATTCGTGATGGTCCCGATCAAAAGTTAGATGCTGTCAAAACAGGCGATTTTATTGAGATTGATGTTGATCATTTTTGTTATGACTGGACAGATCGTAAATTTTATAAAGTTCGAAATCCGGAAGGATGGATTTATGAAGGATGTGTCGACCTAGGAGGTAATAACGATGGTTGAAGATACTGATGTAATTCTTGAAGAAGTAAAACGAATGCTTAGTATAGAGCCATCGGTTACCGAGTTCGACATAGATATTGCGACCCATGTCAATTCTGCATTTTTTACATTATTTGAGCTTGGGGTAGGTCCATCGACTCCTTTTTACATTACTACTGACACAACATGGGAATCGTTTGAAACGGCTGTTCCGAAACAAATTATTCTGGATTATCTATTTCTAAAAACTAAACTTATTTTTGATCCTCCAGCATCGTCACCATTAATTGAGGCCATAAAAGATCGTATTTCTGAACTAGAGTTTCGAATGAACATTTACACCGATAACGGTGGAGGCGTTGTAAATGGGTAGCAATTAAGATTGGAGTAATGAAATGGGCTATGAAGATAATTATCTCATGCACCACGGAATTAAAGGTATGAAGTGGGGTGTTCGTCGTTTTCGCAATTACGACGGTACTTTAACTAGTGCCGGTAAAGCTCAGCGTAGAGCGCAGAGTTCTGGCGGCGGGTCCTCTCGTAGAGGTATGTCTTCCACAACCAAGAAGCGTCTTGCAACTGCTGCAAAAGTTGCCGGTGCTGCTGCAGCTGTTGGTGGTGCGGCATATCTTGCTAATCGAGCCAGTGGTGGACAGCTTGCTAAGACTGTCGGTTCGGCCGCTTCAAATGCTCGTGATTCTTACAATGTAAGAAGGGCAGCAGCTTATAAGAAGAAGTATGGTACTAATGCTTTACCTGGTCAAAAGACTAGTGCAAGAGAACGACTTTCTAATGTCGCTTCGAATGCTCGTGCAAAAGCAAATAATGTGCGTGATACTCTCGATAATGCTTCTAGAGGAATTGATGATGGCACTCGGCTTGGTCGTGCTGCTTCAGCAGTAGGTGCTGCTCGTAATAGAGTTTCTACTGCCGCTTCTAATGCTCGTGATAGAGTTTCTACTGCTGCTTCAAATGCTCGTGATTCTTACAATGTAAGAAGGGCAGCAGCTTATAAGAAGAAGTATGGTGCTAATGCTTTACCAGGTCAAAAGGCTAGTGCAAAAGAACGACTTTCTAATGCTGCTTCAAATGCTCGTAATGCTATACGGGATAAGTATAATAAATCTCCGAATTTAAAATACGATGTTGAAAGTATTCGTTCTGCTGCTTCTAATGCTCGTAATAGAGTTTCTAATGCCGCTTCTAATGCTCGTGATAGAGTTTCTACTGCCGCGTCAAATGTTCGTGATTCTTACAATGTAAGAAGGGCAGCAGCTTATAAGAAGAAGTATGGTGTTAATGCTTTACCTAGTCAAAAGACTAGTGCAAAAGAACGACTTTCTAATGTTCGCGAAGAAATTAGCGGTCGTATAGCAGCTAATAGAGCTGTTGGCAGAGCGGCAGCTGATAACGTACGTAATGCAGCTAGTGCTGCTAGACAAGTTGGTGGCGTTGGAGTTCGTGCTGTTCGTCGCGGTGCAGCTGGTGTATCCGATACCTTAAGAACTAAAGCTGGTAATGCCGCTTCTAATGCTCGTGGTAGAGTTTCTACTGCCGCTTCGAAGGCTCGTGATAGAGTTTCTACTGCCGCTTCAAATGCTCGTGATTCTTACAATGTAAGAAGGGCAGCAGCTTATAAGAAGAAGTATGGCGCTAATGCTTTACCAGGTCAAAAAGCTAGTGCAAAAGAACGACTTTCTAATGCTCGTCGCGGTGCAGCTAGTGCAGCCGATACTTTAAGAACTAAAGCTAGTAATGCTGCTTCTAATGCTCGCGATAGAGTTTCATATCTTCGTAATCGGGTTAACGGTGGTGTTTATAATACATCTAGAACAAAAGGTTCGGGATCTAGATTTGTTGACGCAGCATATAATGCTGTTCGTAAAAAGACTGGCCGATCGACGTCGCCTGGTAAGAGAAATTACGTTCGTGATTTAAACCAACTTAGCAAAGAAGAGAGTGAACGTGCAGCAAGACGCAGAGCACGTAAACGCCGTTCGTAATTCAAAATGGAAGTGATGCCGATGAATGAACTTTACCATCATGGTATTAAAGGCATGCATTGGGGTGTCCGTCGGTATCAAAATCCTGATGGAACTTATACCGATGCAGGAAAACGTCGCGAACGTGCTGCCGACGATCGACGTACTCGTCGTGAAGTAAAACGTCAACGCGAATGGAATGCCAATAATGCTTCACAACTTAGCGATAAAGAGTTAACAGATCAGATTCTTCGTTTACAGCGAGAAAAACAACTTAAAGATCTTACTGATGATGTAGTTCGTCCAGGTAAAAGCCACATTAAAAATCTAATGCAACGTTATGGCGATCAAGCGTTAACTGCAGCTGTTACTGCAGCCGTTACGACTGGTGCTAGTATTGCCATAACCAAGAAGATGAATGATAAATGGAATCCTCAAAAGTCTACGTATGATCGAATGAAAGAAGATCTTGATGCAAAGACTCGATTAGCTGATGAAGGTATGCCAGTTAACGTTAAAGGTTATACTCGTAAGAATGGTAAATGGGTTCCGAAACCATAAAATGATGATTAAATAGAAAGAGGTGCGGCTGTATATGAGCCTATCTAATACGGCCGTGCCGAAGTATTACGGCCTATTTCGCGATGCTGTTATTCGAGGAGAGATTCCTGTAAATGAAGAGATTTCTATGGAGATGAATCGTATAGATGATCTCATAGCAAATCCAGGAGTTTTTTATGATGATCAAGCCGTTGAAGGTTGGGTTCGTTTTTGTAATAATGAATTAACTTTAACAGACGGTGCTGATTTAAATCTTCTCGATACTTTTAAGCTATGGGGCGAACAGGTATTCGGATGGTATTATTTTGTCGAAGGATCTGTTTGGGAGCCGTATGCTGATGGGCATGGCGGTCATTATGTGCGTAAATCTATTAAGAAACGGCTTACCAATAAGCAATTTTTAATAGTAGCTAGAGGTGCTGCTAAGTCGATGTATGCGGCATCTATTCAAGCATATTTTGCGGCAGTTGATTCAACTACTACGGATCAAATAGTTACAGCGCCTACTATTCGACAAGCAGAAGAAACGCTGTCGCCCATTAGAACTGCATTGGCCAGAGCTAGAGGTCCACTTTTTAAGTTTCTTACAGAAGGATCCATTAACAATACAACCGGATCTCGAATCAATAGACCAAAACTTGCTTCTACAAAAAAGGGTATAGAAAATTTCTTAACAAATTCTATCATAGAATCACGACCTATGTCTATTGATAAACTTCAGGGTTCTCGTTGTCGAGTTGCAACGATTGACGAGTGGCTTTCTGGAGACATCCGAGAAGATGTCATTGGCGCAATCGAACAAGGCGCATCGAAGAATGACGACTATCTTATAATCGCAACTTCTTCGGAAGGTACTGTTCGAAATAGCGCTGGCGACACAATCAAAATGGAATTAATGTCCATTCTTAAGGGCGAGTACATTAATCCACATGTATCAATCTGGTATTACAAATTAGATGATGTTAAAGAAGTTGCTGATCCGGCAATGTGGATGAAAGCTCAGCCCAATATTGGAAAGACTGTAAGCTATGAAGTTTATCAGCTGGATGTAGAACGTGCGGAAAAGAATCCGTCGACGCGTAATGATATTCTTGCCAAGCGTTTTGGTATTCCAATGGAAGGCTATACGTATTTCTTTACGTATGAGGAAACACTTCCACATAGACAACATGACTTCTGGTCCATGCCATGTGCGCTTGGTGCAGACCTATCGCAGGGTGACGATTTTTGTGCTTTTACATTCTTGTTTCCTTTGCGAGATGGCGCATTCGGCGTAAAAACTAGATGCTATGTTACCGAAGTTGCTGTTAAGAAATTACCTTTGGCAATGCGGCAAAAGTATGAAGAATTCATAAAAGAGTGCAGCTTAGTAGTATTAGGTGGAGCAGTTCTTGATATGATGGAAGTGTATCAAGATCTTGACGAATACATAATAAGTTCTGATTATGATGTCGTGTGTTTTGGGTTTGATCCGTATAACGCTAAAGATTTTGTTGCTCGATGGGAAACTGAAAACGGTCCTTATGGAATTGAAAAAGTAATTCAAGGAGCTAGAACCGAATCGGTTCCTCTTGGTGATCTAAAGCATTTGGCTGAAGAGCGATTGCTATTATTCGATCAAGAATTGATGTCATTCTGCATGGGAAACTGTATTACATTAGAAGATACTAATGGTAATAGAAAACTTCTTAAAAAGCGTAATGACAAAAAGATCGATAGCGTTGCGGCTATGATGGATGCTTATGTGGCCTATAAGATACATCGTGACATGTTCGAATAGATTTAGATCCGAGTAAATAGTTGGGAGGTGACTAATGTCATTAAAAGATCGTTTTGCCAGTGCTTGGAATGCATTTCAATCTGAGCCAAAAAGACAAGAAGAGACTACTGAGCATCATACTAATATTAGTTATGGGAATTTTGGCTCATCTAGTTTTTATAGAAATGATCGTCATAGACTTCGGTTCAATAACGATCGGTCTATTCTTAATACTATTTTTAATAGAATCGCTAATGACGTTGCGTCTGTTCAGATCCAACATATTAGAACGGATAGTAATGGACATTACCTCGAAACTATTAAATCCGGACTAAACGAATGCTTAACATTATCAGCTAATCTCGATCAGACATCTAGAGATTTCTGGTTAGATTTAGTTTTATCGATGCTTGATGAAGGTGCTGTTGCGGCAGTGCCAGTCGACACCGATAGAAATTTAGATCGAAATAATTCATTCGACATACTTTCCATTAGAACGGGTCGCATTATTAATTGGGAGCCAAGTTTCGTCAAAATGGAAGTATACAATGAACGTACCGGATCTCAGGAGCAGATAACTCTGCCAAAAGAAAAAGTTGCTATTCTCGAGAACCCGTTCTATTCAATAATGAATGAGCCGAATTCTACGCTAAAAAGGCTTGTTTATAAGATGAATTTGCTCGATCAGATTGACGGTCAAAAAGCTTCTACAAAACTTAACATGTTTATTAAATTGCCATATTCTTTAAAGTCTCCAACTCGTGTAGCACAAGCTGAAGAACGTAGAAAAACTATTGAAGATCAATTAGTTAATTCTAAATACGGTATCGCATATATTGACCAGGCTGAGCAAATTACACCATTGGGTCGATCTCTCGAGAATGATTTGCCAGCACAGATTCAAACACTAACTGATCAATTATATAATCAGATAGGTATTAGCGCAGATGTTTTTAAAGGTACTGCTAGTCAAGAGCAGCAGTTAATTTATAATAAAAAAGTTTTAAAGCCAATATTAGATTTGATAGAGTTGGAGTTTACGAGAAAATTTCTTACTCCAACCGCTAGGACTCAAGGTCAAAAAATAGGCTATTTCATTGACGCTTTCGATATGGTTACCCCGACGGAAGTTGGCGAAATGGCTAATGCTTTGAGTCGTAACGAAATTCTATCAGCTAATGAGTTTAGATCTATTCTTGGTTATAGGCCTAACGATTCTGAAAGATCGAACCAGCTTATTAATAAGAACCTGCCGATTAATCAAGTTGATCCGAATGCTAATGCTGAAACTACTCAGCCGAAGTTAGATACTGAATCAATGGCATTACCCGAAGAAGCTGAGGAATATTTATCTCAATCCGACAAAATGGGAAAAGAATCGCTAGAGCATGCTGAGTATGATCCGATAGTTAGGCGCGAACGTTATTTAAAGAACCGTGCAAAACTTGGAATAGGTAAAAGTAGCAAAAGAAGATAATGAAACTTTATAAAAAGTAAATATTTTTGGAGGATCTTATATGGATTACGATTTTTGTGGCTATGCCACTAAGAACGATCTGCTTTGTGCAGACGGTCGCGTAATCCGTCACGATGCCTTCAAGGAGAGTGATGGACAAATCGTGCCTCTTGTTTGGCAACATGTTCATTCTGATCCTACCAATGTTCTGGGTCATGCGCTTCTTGAGAATCGTGATGATGGTGTGTATGCTTATGCGACGTTCAATAATACGCCGACCGGCAAGCATGCAAAAGAGATGGTTAAACATGGCGATATTTCTGCCATGTCCATCTACGCGAATCGTCTTAAGCAATACGGTACGGATGTCGTTCATGGAATCATTCGTGAGGTAAGCCTCGTTCTTGCTGGCGCAAACCCTGGCGCATATATTGAAAACATTAGTTTTGCGCATGCTGATGGTACATACACAGATGTTGATGATGAAGCAGTCATTTATTCTGGACCAGATACTATCGACTATATTAGCCATGCAGATGAGGAGGATGAAGTGGGAGACGATATTCTGGATCAGCTTTCTGATGAGCAGATCGATGCGATCAATCGAATCATTGATGCAGCCATTAATGGTGCAATAGATGATCTTGACGATGAAGATGTTCTGGACGATCTTACGCCAGATCAGCTTGAGGCAATCGGCGACCTTATTGAGGATGCAGTAAGCGACGCTCTTGAGCATGCCGATGACGACGATGATGAGTATTACGACGATGACGACCTTGACGAAGACGACTATGATGAGGACGACTTCGACGAGGATGAAGACGAGGACGATGACGTCCAGCATTCGTATTATGATGATGACGAGTATTATGATTACGATTATGATTATGATATTCGACATGCTGACGACGATCCTACTGTCGAGGATGTCTGGAATACTCTCAACGAAGAGCAAAAGAATTTAGTATATTTTCTGATTGGCCAGGCTAACGAGGATGATGCGGCCGAGCATAGCGCAATCTATGATGGAGGTTTTGACATGAAGCACAACGTTTTCGATGACGCGTACTATGACGACGAGGATGTTCTTACTCACGATGAGTTCGACGCTATTATGGCGGATGCCTATAATGCGAACTCTCTTCGCGACGTCTTCCTCGCACATGGTATTACCAATCTTGATGTTCTGTTCCCGGAGGCCAAGCTTGTTACCCCGACTCCTGAGATGATTTCTCGTGATATGGGCTGGGTTGATCAGCTTTGGAACGCTATTAAACGCACTCCTTTCGCGCGTATTAAGTCTACTGCCGCTAACATTACTGCCCCCGAGGCTCGTGCAAGGGGTTATGTTAAGGGTAATCTGAAGGCTGAGGAGGTCATCGTTCTTCTTTCCCGTGAGACCTCCCCGCAGACGGTGTATAAGAAGCAGAAGCTCGATCGCGATGACGTTATCGACATTACTGATATTGACGTCATTGCGTGGATGAAGCAGGAAATGCGCGTCATGCTTAATGAGGAGATTTGCCGCGCTATTCTTGTTAGTGATGGCCGTGGTAGCACGCATGCTGATAAGATTAAGGAAGATAAGATTCGTCCTATTTATCAGGATACTGATGTCTACACTATCCATTATGAGATCACGTATGGCGCCAATGATACTGAGGATCAGAAGGCTAGTAAGATTGCTGATGCTGCAGTCCGCGCTCGTAAGGATTACAAGGGTTCCGGTACTCCGTGGCTCTTTGCTTCTAACGAGGTTATCTCTGATATGATGCTTGCGAAGGACACCATTGGTCGTCGTCTCTATAAGGATGAGGACGAGCTTAAGGCTGCTCTTCGCGTTTCCAAGATTGTCGAGTGCCCGATTCTCGAGAATGTTACTCGTAATCGTGCCGCTGATGCTACTGCTGGTATTACTGCTGCTACGATGGATCTTAAGGCTCTTATCTTCAACCCGATTGATTATACGGTTGGTGCCGATAAGGGTGGCGCGGTTTCGCTCTTTGATGACTTCGATATCGACTACAACCAGATGAAGTATCTGATTGAGACTCGTATCTCGGGCGCGCTCACTAAGCCGTATAGTGCTATTGCTCTCGAGGTTGAGCATCCTGCTACGACTGGTGGTAATGAGGGTTAAGTCTTAGATAAATCAAAATGGAAGGAGGGGTCGGCTACATGGGAGTATTTTATGGTCCGATAGGATTCGTTGAAACTGTCGAGGATCCGGAAGGATCTGGTATTTGGGTTGAAGTTCCAATCGAACGTAATTATCGAGGAGAGATCCAACGCAATACTAAGCGCTGGGATAGTGGGAATAATGTAAATCCCAATCTCAATATTTCAAATACTATTTCTATAGTAGCCGATCCCTACTTTAACGATCATTTGAACAGTATTCGATATTTAAAGTGGCTTGGTGGATACTGGGAGATAACAAATGTTGATGTCGAATTACCTCGATTAATATTGAGTATTGGAGGTGTGTATAATGGACCGACGGTTGGAACTTCAGACAATACTGGAGAACATCCTAGGATCCCGTAATGTATATTTTCAACCACCTTCTAATACTAAACTGTCCTATCCTTGTATCATATACAACCGAAGTAATATAGAGTCTAGGTATGCGAATAATGCTAAGTACAATACCAGAGTACGATATTCGCTTATGCTCATAGGAAGATCGCCAGAAAGTGAGCTTGTTAAAGAATTATTAAAGCTTCCTTACTGTTCCTATGATAGATTTTATACAGCTGATACTTTAAATCACGATACGTTTACTTTATATTATTAAGGAGTTAACATGCCCAATCCTACCTTTGCGATTGAGTGGGACAAAGCCGGTGAGCGTCTTTATGAGACTGGTGTAGACCGCGTTGTCCTGTATCCCATTCGCGATACGATTACTGATCCCACTGATCCTTATTCTGCTGGTGTTGCATGGAATGGCGTTACCTCTATTAGCCAGTCTGCATCCGGTGGCGAGCCTACTCCATTATGGGCTGACAACCTTAAGTATCTCAACCTGATGAGTGCCGAGGAGGCATCTTTATCTATTGAGTGCTACACTTATCCTGATGAGTTTGAGGAGTGCGATGGCTCTCGCGAGATTGTCACTGGCGCTCGCATTGGCCAGCAGGCTCGTAAGATGTTCGGTCTTTCTTATCGCACGCTTGTCGGTAATGATCAGAAGCAGCAGGAGTTTGGCTATAAGCTGCATATTGTGTACGGTTGTCTTGCTTCGCCTTCTGAGCGTAGTTATTCTACTGTTAACGATTCGCCTGAGGCGATTAGCTTTAGTTATAGTATTACGACTACGCCGGTCGATGTAACCGGGTTTAAGCCTACGTCTATTATTACTGTTGACAGTACTAAGACTGATACTTCTAAGCTGGCTGCTCTTGAGACCATTCTGTATGGAACTGCTGGACAGACTCCGGTCGATGCTAAGCTTCCTCTGCCTGCGGCAATTATTACGGCGCTTACGTAATAATATTTATAGATATGTTGGACTCTTGAAAGGAACAATAGAGAATGCTTAAGAAAACTATTACCTATGAAAATTATAACGGTGATACAGTTACTGACGATTTCTATTTTAACCTAACTAAAGTCGAATGTATGGAGTTAGAGTATAGTTTTGGCGCGAATAATACGTTGTCTAATACTATTACAACATTAGTCGAATCGAAAGATATTGGCGCACTTATTGCGGCAATTAAGAAAATTCTACTGATGTCTTATGGTGTAAAAACTCCAGATGGAAACCGTTTCATTAAGAATGACTCTGTTCGAGAAGAGTTCGAGCAGTCGCCTGCTTTTGAGAAAATTTATTGGGATTTGGTTACGAATCAGGACGAGGCCGCAAGTTTTATTAGTGGCATTGTTCCGCAAAACGTTCGCGATAGTCTTGGGGAGGATCCTAAGCAGGTGCTTCTTGATCGAATGCAGCAGTCTTTAAATGAGACCAAGTAAGTATTAATTATGGGAGGAGAGAATGCTTCAAATTATTGTTCCTGGACGAGAATTATTTGATGAGGACACACTAACGTTTACTCAAACTTCTGATACTTGTCTAAAATTGGAGCATTCTCTCCTTTCCATTTCAAAATGGGAGTCAAAGTGGTGCAAACCATTTTTGGGACGGGAATCGCATAGTCCAACTGAGATGCTCGATTACATAAGATGCATGACATTGAATTCTGTTCCGAAAGAAGTTTACAATGCTTTGACTGAAGAAAACATGCGGGCTATATCTGACTATATAAATAGTCCGATGAGTGCTAGTAAAGTGTATACATCAGCGCCTAATACTGGTAAGAAAGAAACTGTTACCTCCGAATTGATTTATTATTGGATGGTAACATATCAGATACCATTCGAATGCGAAAAGTGGCACATTAATCGTTTACTCATGCTCATTCAAATTTGTAATGCTAAAAACAATACTAAGAAAATGAGTAGACAGGAAATATTAGCACAAAATAGAGCTTTGAATAAGGCTAGGCGTAAAGCTCTTCATACGAAAGGTTAGTTTTGGTATGATTAGAATTACTACTAAAGGCGATTTTAAAAACACCGAAGCATACCTAAACAAGTTAAAAGATACTAATCGCATAATTGGTATTTTAAATAAGTATGGTGAACGCGGAGTTGAGCTATTGCGAATAGCTACGCCTGTAGATAGTGGACAAACGGCTTCTTCTTGGGGGTACGAAATCGTTTCGAATGGCGATGAACATTCCATACAATTTACTAATAGCAACGTTAATCGTGGTGTTAATATTGCTATAATTTTGCAGTATGGACATGGAACTCGCAACGGCGGTTATGTCCAAGGTCGAGATTATATCAATCCAGCAATTCGTCAGGCATTTGATGAAATGCGCGATGAATTAATTAGGGAGGTTCAGCGTATATGAGCGGTGTTATTGATACTAATGTTGTTAAGATGGTGTTTGAAAGCGCCGGCTTTGTGCAAAACGCTGAAAGCACTCTGTCTATACTGGATAGATTAAAGGGCGCTTTAAATTTTAAAGGCGCTGTTCAAGGATTAGAGAATATTGGCGCCAATGTTAAAAATATTGGCATGGATGGTCTTTATACAGGTGTTTATAAAGTACAAGATAGTTTTAATGTTTTAGATGTTGTAGCTACTCGAGTTATTCAAAATATTACAGATCGTGTTCAAGGAGCAGTTCATCAATTAGCAACTGCCGCTATTACTAAGCCGCTTAAAGATGGTTTTGACGAATATCAAATGCAAATGGATTCCGTTCAGACGATTACCGCAAGTACTGGAGAATCTATTGCAACGGTTAATGGATATTTGGATAAACTAAACGAGTATGCTGATAAAACTATATATTCATTTTCTGACATGACTGCTAATATTGGTAAATTTACCAATGCTGGTGTAAAATTAGATAGAGCTGTTGCTGCAATTCAGGGTATTAGTAATGTTGCTGCTGTTTCTGGTGCTAATACTAATGAAGCATCTCGAGCAATGTATAACTTTGCTCAGGCTTTATCAGCTGGATCAGTAAAATTAATTGACTGGAAATCTATCGAGAATGCCAACATGGCTACGGTAGAATTTAAAAACCAATTAATTGAGACAGCTGTTGCGATGGGTACCCTTACAAAAAAGGGTGATGAATACGTTTCTACGACTAAAAACGCAAATGGTAAAACGTCTGAAGCATTTACTGCTACAAAAAACTTTAACGATTCTCTTCAATCACAATGGATGACAGAAGAAGTTCTTGTTCAAACTCTCGAGCAATATTCTACTGACGTCCGAGAAATGACTGCTGAAGAAGAAAAAGCATATCGTGCTAAATTAATGAGTATCTATGGTGATGAGAAAAAAGTTGATTCAATTATTGAGTTGGCTAAGAAAGCAGCCAACGCTGCAAAAGACGTTAAAACATTCCGTCAGCTTATAGATACTTTGAAGGAATCTTTAGGTTCCGGCTGGACTAAAACTTGGCAGTATATTTTCGGTGATTTAAATGAAGCCAAAGCATTATGGACTGGCATAAATAATGTTTTAAGCGGTTTTATTGATAAAGTATCTGATTCCAGAAATGCTATGCTTGAGACGTGGCATAAATCTGGTTATACGCTTAATAAATATGGTGAAGTAATAAAAGCGTATTATGATTCTGAAGGTAAATTAGTAGATAAATTACCTGAAGATGGCAAGATATTTGACAAACATGGTAAAGAAGTTAAAGCTGTTGTAGATGAAGAGACTAAAGAGATAGTTCCTGAATTAATTAAGAACGGCAAAATGATTCGGGAAGAAATGGGCGGTAGAGATTTTCTCATTGAGGGATTAAAAAATGATTACAATGTGTTTGCAACGGTTGCTAAGCAATTCACTAAATCATTAGATAAAAACTTTTTCGGCGATGGCAAACAGTTACGTAATATTTCTATTACTGGGCAGACTCTTATTAGTCTTAGCGAAGCTTTTTATGATAGTAGTATAGCATTTAATAATGCTTGGACTAAAATGAAAAAGGGTAAGCCACAAGGATTGCTGAAAGAGCTTAGAGATAGTTTTGACTTCTTTACTACATCTTTACGAACGGGCGTTGAATCCGTTTCTGATATATTTTCTGGATTAGGTAATATTTTTAAAGCTTTTAAGTTATCGGACTTTTTCAATATTGGAACTCTTGATAGCATTATTACCTACTTTTCAAGTTTTGTTGGCGTATTAGATCGTTTTGGAGAAGCATTTAAAGAGAATTTTGGAAATGATGCGCTTGGACTCAATAAAAGTGGATTAATAACATTCTTTAATGCGATAGTCGATACTTTAGAGTCAAAAGCGTTTATTAAATTAGATTTAATGCTGGGCATTTTTGATGCATTAGGCTCAGTTCTTCAACACATAATTGCTCCTTTCGGGACATTTTCTCAGATTTTGGGAAATGTTAGCTCAAAATGGATTGATTTTGTTGATGCTGTTGAAAATGTATTTTATAACGAGGATGAATCTAAATTTGAAAGTCTTTTTAAGACTTTAGCAGACAGCCTTAATCAATTTATTAATACTCTTAAAGATAAAGTTGATTTTTCTGCTTTTTCGGATCTGTTTGATTCGATAATAAAGATGATAAACAATAACGATACTACTATATTTGGAATTATTGCTGATTCCATAACTAGTATAACAAATGTCATAAAAACTTTCCTAGGCATTGCTTCACCCTTGACGGCAGCACTTGCAAAAATACTTGGGCCATTTTTAGGAGATGCTGTACGTTGGATTGGTGATCTTGCTGCTCGATTTGAAGATTTTACAGCTTCTTTAGTTCCAAATAGTAAAGTAATTAAAAGCTTGCAAACGCTATTCGAAGGTATTTTTAGCGTTTTAAGCTCTGTTGCAAATTTGATTGGCGATGTTGTTATCGGTGCTTGGGATGCTTTAGGGTCTATATTTAAAGACATACTTCCTACCGATATGGCGCTTAGCGATACTCTTACAGGAGTTGGCGATACTCTTAAAAACGTGTCTAAAATAATAGATACATTTGTCAGTGGTGATGGTGCGCCAAAGCTATCTGACGTCATTAAAAAAATGGGCGAAAGATTTGGCGATTTGTTAAAAGCAATCGGCAATGTTAATCCGCTCGAAAAATTACGTGACGTTTTTGTTAAATTAGGTGATGGCATTAAGCATGCTCTTGGCGGAAGCAAGGACATGAGCCTTCTCGATACCATAACCGAAAAGATAAAGAAGTTTTTACAGGCATTTAAGGATATGATTTCTGATAGTAATGGTAACTTAGATGCAGTAAAGTTATTTGAAGCCGGCGGAATAGGTTACGGCATAAAAAAACTTATCGATCTTTTCAAAGAACTTAAAAGTGGCACCGGTAATTTAAAGGGCGTCCTTACTATCATTAGCGATTTTAAGAAAATTCTTGAGGATTTCGTCGAATCACTTGGCGATAAATTCAAAGCTGAAGTTATTAAAGCTGTCGGTGTCGCGATGCTTGAAGTTGCTGGCGCCATGTTTATTTTGTCTATGATAGATTCTAGTGCATTAGCAAAATCTATTGCAGCAATGATGACGATTTTTAGAGAAATTGAACGAATTCTCGTAATTCTAAGCTCTTTAGATAAAGGTAATGTTGCCGCTGGAGCAGCTGCAATAGGAGCAATGGGTACTGCTATACTCGAATTATCTGCGGCTATTGCCATTCTTGGTGGTATGGAGCTTGGCTCTATGGTACAAGGATTGGTAGGCGTAAGTATATTATTAGGAGAGCTTACCGCGGTTGCTTATGCTTTTTCTAAGTTCGATAACGATTTAGCAAAGGGCGCTGCTGGATTAGTTTTGTTAGCATTTGCTCTTGATTTATTGGTTATTCCAGTTAAATCGTTTAGTAAACTTTCTTGGGAAAATTTGATAAAAGGTTTACTGGGTGTAACCGTGTTGTTAGGTGGATTAGTGCTCGCGGTCGATAAAATGGCCGATAAAACCGAAAACATGGTTAAAGCTGGTATTGGCATATTACTCATATCAAAGGGTATTGGAATACTTGCTAAAGCAGTTGTTGCAATAAGCGGACTTTCTTGGGAAGGATTATCGAAGGGCTTAGCAGTTTTCGCGGTTTCATTAGTTGCTATGGTTAAAGCAGCACAGGTTATATCTGATGGCAATCTTGCACCATCTTTATTAGCTCTTGGCGGAGCTATGATGATGCTCGGAGTCGCGATGAATTTTCTTGCTGCTGCTGGCATAGTGATGATGGCAGTATCGTGGGAAAGTTTAGGCAAGATGGCTGTTGTTCTCGCCGGTGCTTTAATTATGCTGGGAACAGCTTCATATTTGATAAACGGTCCAAATTTATTAATGGTCGCTGGAGCAATAGCACTAGTGGCTACTGCATTTCTTGAGCTTAATGCTGCTGTTGGTATTGCGAAAATTGTCGGACCACTATGCACATCTATTGGGTTAGCTATTGAGGGTATGAGCTCTTCACTACAGTCTTTTGCCAGAAGTGAAGCGGCAAATGCTTTCCTATCATTCTTAGAGAATGCTATATTATTCCTTCCGAAGCTAGCCGTTGGTTTGGCAAAAGCGATAATTGCACTGATCGTCGAACTTGGTAATGGAATTGCACAAATCGTTAGTTCCATTGTCAAAATAGGCAAAGCAATCCTAGTCGGCATTGCTACCTTGATATCTGAAACTAGCGGTCTTATCATAAAGACCATTGTGCAATTGGGTAAAGACATACTTCAGGGAATCAGTGCATTACTTCCCGACATATTTAATCTTATTGCACAGGCTCTTAGTCAAATACTTATATTCTTAGTCACAATGACGCCTCGGATAGCTGCGGCAGCATTAGTAATGCTCGAGCAATTTATGGCAATAATGACTACGCATATACCAGTTATTGCAAATCTTGGTATGGAAATGGTAATTGCATTTATTAATGGTTTGGCAAATGCAATTGATACTAACAGCGAGGCTCTTCTTGCTGCGGTGCAACACCTTATTACATCATTAGTCATGTTCTTGCTCAATTCTGCGGGAATGTTATTTGAAACAGCCGGAACATTAATATCCACATTTATATCTGGTATATTTGCTCAATCTGGTTCTGTTTCTGGTAGTGGTTCTTCGATTGTAGCATCATTAGTCAGAGCACTACTTGGCGGTGCTGGTAAGGTTGCATCTTCGGCATTCTCACTTATGGGCAACTTTGTAAAATCTATAGTGCAGCGAATACCACAAGTTGCGTCAGCTGCGGGACAGATGATTTCAAGATTTGTATCCGGAATAGCAGCAAAAGCAGGCAGTGTTATTTCTGCTGGAGCGAATCTAATCAGTAAGGTTAAAGCTGGTATATCAAGAGGCATCGGTTCCTTATACAGTTCTGGAGTAAATGCAATACAAGGCTTTATTAATGGTATGACTAGTAAAGCTGGTGCGATTTGGAGTACGGCTGCATCGCTAGCCCAAAGTGCATGGAATGCTGTTAGAAAAAAGCTCAAAGAGCATTCACCGTCTCGAGTAATGTTTGCAAGTGGTGTTAACTTTGCTCAGGGTTTTATTAATGGTTCTCAATCAAAGAATTCGGACATAGATAAGAATTCGAAAGCTCTAGTTGATACAGCAATGCATGCTTTCGATAAAGCTAATTCTACCGAGCATGAATTTAGCATTACTCCAGTTATCGATGACTCTAAGATGGCTAATTCTAGTGCCTTTATGACATTGAGTAATTTATCGGTTCCGGATAATATTTCCGTAACTTATAACTTATCAAACATCGACAATTTGTTAAAAGATTCTGTTAATACTCAAAAAAGTTTATATTCATTGTTGTCCAGCGCAAATTTAGGTATTGATTACAATATGCTCGGCGAGTCACTAGCTAAATCGTTAATCAATTCTGGGCTACACGTTCAGATGGATGGCGGACAGCTTATGGGTTATCTTGCTGGTGAAATCCGCGACGCTCGTCGCATGTACGGTTAGGAGATGGTATGGCTGAGCCTACTGAGGGCACTTACATCATTGTTTCGGTTGGCGCATCCAAGGCCGTCGACGTACAGGGTGGTAGCGATAAGAGTGGAACAAATGTTCAGACATGGAACCACACTGGCTCGGACGCTCAGATTTGGGCGTTTACCAAGCCGAATGGAACCTACTGGCAAATTTATTGCTCGCTTACTGGTAAATGTCTGGACATTCAAAATAGTAAGGTAACCGCAGGGACAAACGTGCGTCAGTGGAGTGACGACGATTCGAACGACCAGCGATGGAGCGTTCAGACCGATGGTAAGACTTGGACGTATCAAGGAACTTCGTATCCGACGTATATTTTTAAGCCTTCGACAAACTCAAATCTCGCAATGGCAGTTGCTGGAAACTCCACGGCAGTCCGCGCGAATATTCAGATTGCCAACGTTTCATCGTCGAGCAATTTTCAACGATGGATTCTAGTACCTGTCGAGGCTTTAACAGAAGCAGGATGGTATAATATAGTCCTCGCAGCTGATCCCAAAATGTGTGCTGATATTGCCGGAGGTTCGACCGCGAATTCCGCGAGTCTTATTGTAGAAACACTTAACGAAACGTCTGAAAGTCAGATATTCAAGGCGCAGGTTAATTCTCAGAGTAAGCTTGTGAAGTTGATTAATGTTAAGTCCGGAAAGGCTTTGGATATTTATAAGGGTGGAACCAAAGCTGGAACTAATATTATTCAGTACACTATTAGCAATAACGACAACCAGAATTGGCTTATCTATCCGAATGGCACCGTATCCATCGATGGGCAGACAACTCCTACGTATGAAGTTCGTGCCCAAATCGGCAACAATCTTACTATGGATTGTCAAGGCGGTGGAAAAACGGCTAAAACAAACATCGCTACATGGACAAGGAATAATGGCATTAACCAGCGATTTGCTTTTGTTAAAGTAGAGATTGCTGGAAATGATATTCCGCAACCTGGTCAAATTGACCAGCGGTCGTTTAGTCGCGATGGATACGGTGCTGTTTCGGTTAGTGGGTTGACATTTAGCTCAACCGAGACGGCGTTTCAAGCTCGTTATAAGGTTCGCACATATACTCGAGCAAAACAGAGCTATACAGATTCTGCTTGGAAGAGTATAGATGATGACTCAACTGCTCGTTCTGGTTGGGGCGATGCTTGGGCTCCAGCATTTACTGGAACTCCTTCTGGCGGAAAGATTAGTATTCCGTTCAATAAGAGTTACGAAATCAGTGATAGTGCTCCTTATATCGATCTAATATTCGAGATTCGAGCATTCCGTAATAGCTACGGCGCATCCCAGATGAAGGCGCATGGTCCGTCAAGGCAGACCACAATTTCTCTTACTGCTCGACCTGTTCTCACAATGTCCTCTATTGAGATGGTGAATGATTACGGTAACATCGGCCTTAAGAGCACGGTCACAAATGCTTTGACGCAGGACTCAATTCTGCTTCGAGGACGTCTAGTTGATTCTACCGGACTGCCTATCAGCGAATGGACCAGTTCCCCAGACATGTACACGATCCATTCTCTTGGTGAATATTTGTACAGGATTCCTGCTCCGGGAGAGGAAGTGACGTACGAGTTTACTTTGGTGAATCTTGACGGTACTCTTATTTCGCAAAAGTTCACTTCTACAGTAAACTATGGCTCTTCCACTGTGACCGTTACTCCAACAATTTCCTATGTTGAGGACGATACCGGTTGTGCATTCATTACAAGTAATAAGCATACAAAAGATTATTGCTACATGGAAGTCGATACACTTGATGGTATTGTTTGTGAGCCATGCCCAGAGATTACTGTTTCTTCTGGCCGAAAATGGAAGTGTGCACCGCCTTTGAATCGCGACGTTAACATCGTGGTTGTTGGCAATTCCGGCACATCCTATGGTGTAGTTAAGAAGACCGTTCGAGTCAATTCTCATTTTTCGATGTGGAATTGGACGGATCCGGTCGCGCTAGACCATTACGCCGAGTGCGCAATTCTTGCTGTGAACGAGGAAAATCCTCCACAGCAAACTCGACACTATATCACAGATCAGCTGTATATTAAGCCGATCGGACGTAGATATCCTGTTGGGTTTGCTAGCAATAATATTACTGCCGATATGAGTATCGATGCCAATGTTCTGGATGATGATGCGGAGTATATTGCTTCGACTCCATTACCAGAGCATGCTCGCGGTATTTATATTCGCAAGATGCTAACTCTTAGTGGGCAAGGAATTCATCCAGTTTACAGGACGCCTTATGGAGATTGGCATACTGTTGCAATTGAAGAAATTGACTTTTCTAAAAAGGCTCTCGGATATTCTAATGTAACAGTTAAGCAGTCGGTTGTGGAGGATTAGTCATGGACTGGACCAACGCAAACTACAGCTATGACATTACCGTCAGTGTCGTTCACCAAACCAACTTGGACAATGTACTTGGCTTTCTAGAGGGTGTTCAGAATAGCGGCATAACCATTACTGAGAACTACGAGTCAGATAGTCGTGTTCAGGCGAAGGTATCCACATATGTGAAAGAGGGCGAGAGCGATGGATATGTCGACAATGCTCGTCTTCGCATAAGTATAACTATTCCGTCTGAAGACTGGTATGAAGAACTTGTAACAGGCTATGTCTCTGATATTTCAGAAACCATTGAACACGGTTATATAAATAGGTCTTACACAATCGAAGGAACTATCTGGGGTCTGCTCGATCATAAGATTAAAGATCCGATTACCATTGGTAAGGGCGCAAAACTGTTAACAATCTGGACCAATCTCATGAAGTCCCAGACTAAAATGCAGTACACAACCCAAGGCGCTCAAGACCATTCGTTTGGTAACACAATTCTGTACGAACCCGGCAGCGCTTTAAGCACTGTTCTGTTTGAGATATCTGAAGGTTATGATCGAATGGACGTTGACGGACACGGTCGCGTCACTCTAACTAAGTATATTGCGCCATCCAATCAGACTCCTTCGATTGTCATAGATGCTCATGATTTGTTTGGCTTAATTGTTGCGCCAATTAACAAAACTTATAAGAAATGGGAATCTCCTGGTCGAGCAATTGTCACGGCAACTATTTCGAAAGAGCAAAACGGTAAAACCACGCAAGAAGTTATCGCAGGTTCGTATGATGCGCCTGCGACAGACGATACATCCATCGATGTTCGAGGTTATTTGAAAGCTCGCTCAGATTCATATTCAGGAGCTAGCGAGAATCCTTCAAAATCAGAACTAAATTCTATAGCTAAGCAGAACTGGGAAGATGCCCAAGATAAGGGGAATGAGTGGACAGCGAGCAGTGTATTTGCGGATTACCACGCAGGTATGGTTGCTACCTTCATTCCTCAAGGAGCTGACTCGAGTTGTAAGGTTCTGATAAAGAGCGTAACTACGAATCTCTCCGAATTTATGCAGGAGCTTTCGATGAAAGAGGTTTAATCTCTTATGTTGAAATCAGAAGCCGCCGCTTATTTAGCCGGCGTAACTCAGACTGAGGGGGCGGAGGCTTCTGCTCCTACGAATCTTCACGTGATTACTGGTGAAGTGGGTGAAGCGTCTGCGGACGGCAAAACCCTTGTTAAAATAGACGGCCTCATGTTCTCCGAGAGTGACGACCAGTTTATTGAGGTTGATGCTCTCGGAGGACTTGAGGAGGGTGATATTGCAACTATTGTTCTGACTGGTGAGCAGGGCCACGCAATGACCCCGCTTGCTCTTGGTTCAATTGGCTCGGTAGACCGCATTACGGTTCGAATCGCTGCAATCGAGGCTGACTATATTAAAGTTGAGCAGCTTGATGCGGCAAAGGCTCGAATTGGTGAACTTGAGGCCGACCACGTGTCTGTTAACGACTTTAATGCAGCTACTGGTCGAATCGGCACGCTTGAAACCACACGAGCAACCATCACAGACCTCAATGCAGCTACCGCTCGAATCGGCACTCTTGAGGCTGATCATGTCTCCACTGACGACTTTAATGCGGCTACCGGTCGAATAGGCACGCTTGAGGCAAACACGGCTGACATTGGCACTATTCGAGCCAACTCTGCGAAGGTTCAGAACCTAACAGCCGATGAGCTTGAGGCGGACCATGCTACTGTAGGGTCTCTTAGCACCAATTACGCTCATATTACCAATGGCGTAATCGACAACGCCACGATTGGTTATGCCGATGTCGACAATCTCTCGGCACATTACGCAGAGATTCAAAATGGTAAGATTAATTCGGCGTTAATCGACACCGCCGCCATTGTTGATGAGCAGGTCTTCACCGTCACGGGTAACAAGGCAACTCTTGCTCAGATTGACGCCTCTAAGATCAACGTTCTAAACCTCAAGGCGAAGGATATTGAGGTTGAGCGAATCAACGGCCAACCCGTAACGAACAAAACCCTCGTCGACGCTCTGAGCCAGCACGAGAGTGATATTTCAGGCCTAGATTCTAAGATTGATAGCGAGGTGGAGGCCCTCAATGACCGCATCGATGGAGCGATTGAGACTTTCACCGGCACGGTTGTTCCTACGCTAGACAACACACCTGCGTCGCAATGGAACACCGTCAAGCTTAAGGACCAGCATGTCGGCGACGTCTACTACGTTGTAAACAGCCAATCTGCTCAAAATGGATATTGTTACCGATTCACCAAGTCTGGTAGCACATATTCTTGGCAGCTCATCAAGGACAGTGACGTCACCGCAGCTCTTTCTAGACTACAGACAGCTGAGGGAAAGATTGGCAACATCGAGCAGTTCGACGAGACCGTCGGCAGCTTCATGACCAATACTGAAGATGAGATTTCAAGTCTTAAGACGAAAGATACGCAGCTTGAGACATCTCTTGGCGACAAGGTCAGCACGTCGACGTTTAATACGGTTTCGCAGAAAGTTGACACCAACGAGGCCAATATTACGTCGATGAGCACAGTACTCACGAATAATGGCCTGACGTCATCGACCAACATTACCAATACCGTAAACACAGTTAGGCAGACGGCTGAAACGAACACCTCTAACATTTCGTCATTACAGACTACTGTTAGTGGGCACACAACGACAATCGGCCAGCATACTACGGCAATCCAGCAGAATACGAATGATATTTCACTTCGAGCTACAAAGACCGAGGTGCAGCAGGTGCGTCCGGCGTACGCAAGCAGTAGTACCGCCGCTGGTACGGCGGCCAAGGTCGCGACAATAGACCCAGCAGTTACGGACTACGCTCTTTACAAGGGAGCATCGGTTGCCGTGACGTTCTCGAAGGCGAACACTGCGGCGACCCCGACGCTGAACCTTAACTCCACTGGCGCGAAGCAGATACGCTCCTACACTGGGGCCGCCTTGTCTGAGGCCGAGTATAAGTGGGCGGCTGGTGCAACCATCGACATCGTTTACGACGGCACCTACTGGCGCATGCAGGACAGCGGCACAGTGAAGCGCGTCACGGCTGCGGAGGCGTCAATCAGCGTCAATGCCGAGAACATCGAGTCCAAGGTCTCCAAGAACGGGGTAATCAGCTCCATCAACCAGTCCGCAGAGACGGTCAAGATTCAGGCATCCAAGGTAGAGATTGATGGTACAGCCGTGTTCTCGGCTATCAGCTCCGACGTTGATGACGCCATCACGTCCAAGGGCTACCAGACCTCATCTCAGGTAAACAGCGCCATCACGTCCAAGGGCTATGCCACCACCACTCAGGCTCAGGGCTACGCCACCACGGCGAAGTCCGAGGCTATATCCGCTGCGGCAAGCGACGCAACAACCAAGGCGAACGCAGCTGAGGCGAACGCGAAGGCGTACACGGACGCGCTTGAGATTGGCGGGAGAAATCTACTCCTTGCAACGGGTAAGCCGCAATCAAAGACCATGCCTGCAACAGACGCTGGAAAATACACTACTTGGGACCCGTACAATCTTGTTGGCGCATACAGCACGTTAGGGTTTTCCGCTGGTGACAGCATAACAATTTCATTTGATTGGAGCGTTACTGGTGCAGCGGCGAACTCCACCCTCAAGATAGGAACAAATGTCGACCCTTGGGAATACTTCGGCGTTCTTGTAACCTTTGCGGCTGGAGCTTCGAACGGGCATGTAACAAAGACCTATACAGTGACTTCAAAGTTGGCGTCGTGTGCGGGAACGACGCTTCGCGCAAGAATCGACGCCGTTGGCACGGCCATCACAACATCGATGGTGCTTACATTGTCCAACGTGAAGCTTGAAAAGGGTAACAAAGCTACCGACTGGTCCCCAGCTCCCGAAGACACACCCCAGTATCGAGTAGTCACCACAAGCTATAGCTACACGCTCGCTCAATGGCTGACCTATGCCGCAGAGGGATACACCAGCAGCTGGGCAACAGGAACCTATGGACAAGGGGTCAGAGCTGGCGACACCGTGATGCTCAAAGGCACCAACAGCGACAACGGCTCAGCTGTGTATGTTCTTATGACAGTGAATACGCTTAATTCGTCTGGGGCAATTTCCAACGCAACGTCCCATGGCTTAATCGACCCCACCGCTGGTCAGCGTGCGGACTCCGCCCAATCGACCGCCAACGCCGCAGCCCCGAAGGCCAACGCCGTCAAGCGCACACAGCGAATCTACTATCGTTCAAGTGCATCGACCGCTCCGGCAACCATGCCTACTGCTTGGGTTACAGAGACAAATAATAAGTGGGCAAAAAACAACTCTACCGTTGCTAACTGGTCCACTAAGGTCACCCCTATTGCCAACGGCACTGGCGCGACAGCAGAAAAATACCTATATCTGTGGACCTGTGAGCAGCGGGAGATGGCAAACGGTACGCTGGCGTATACAAACGTACTGCTTGACGACTCCACGACCGTTATCGACGGTGGAAACATTATCACCAACTCGATTACGGCAAATCAGATCGCTGCGAATGCGGTCACTGCAGACAAGCTTGCGGCGAACTCTCTGACCATTGGCAAGTTCACCGACGCTGATAAGGCTAAAGTTGATAATTCGTATGTGCAGATCGGAGGCAGAAACCTTCTTGCGTGGAGCGATCGAAAGGGAGCGACTGGCACGTCTAATTCCGGCCTGAGCTGGACGTATGATGCCGATGGCTGGATAACGGTCACGGGGACCATCAATAGTTCCTCGGCAGGATTGCTTCTGTTCTGGGGAACGAGCACAGCAACCAACTATGTCTATCCTTCCGGAACATATACCGTCACTGTTGAGAACGACGGGCTTCTTGCGGCAAACGTCCTGCGAGCGCAGATTGGCTATGACGGTACTTATACTTATCTGTACGATTCGGGTTCTTTGACGCTCGATACGGAGAATGGTATCAGTCGAGTCTGCCTATATCGATACGGAGCTGACGGAACTGCTGTAAACGGTCGCGTTCGCTTCAAAATGGAAAAGGGCAACAAAGCGACAGACTGGACTCCAGCGCCAGAAGATCAAACGGCATACGTAGACTCCGTCCAAATTGGCGGGAGGAATCTATTACGCAACACAGGGTCTCCGACCACCGTCTACGTCTCATCATTCAACTATGAAGACTGGATAGTAACTTCTGGTGGTAATGGCGTCGGTAGCATCGAGACAATCGCTGATAGTCCTGTCCCCGCAGTTACAAGGGCATTTCGAATTACTGGGAATACAAGCGGCAATCGAGACTTCGCGCAGAAGAACAAGACGTTGGAGTCTGATTTCACAGGGCCATATCGCTTCTCGGCGTGGGTTCGTGGAGTTGGAGGTTCCGTCAATGCACTGATTCGCAGCTGGAATAACACTGCTGGAAATGCAGCATTTAGCAAGACCATTAATGGGATTGGAACTGACTGGACCTATATTGACTTTGAGTTTGTGCCATCTGGAAATGGTGTGAAGGTTGGTGACCTTCTCGATGCACGTTTCGGAATCACAGGTGCTGGGTCCATCGAGTACATCGCACCAAAACTAGAACGCGGAAACAAGGCAACGGACTGGACTCCTGCACCAGAGGACCAGACAGACGCTGTTGACCAGACGTACGTTCAGAACCTTACGCCATATTTTCAGATGGATATGAGCCAAGCATCCGATGAATACTGGGCGAACCTTACACATGAACGATTCACCAGGCTTGGCGATGGATGGGCGCATTTCGAGTACACAAATAGTGGTACTAAGACCGTAAACAACTTCATAAAGTTGAAGCTACTCGACTTTCTTGAACCTGGCAGCAAGTATACGCTGCTTGCAGAATTCAAGAACGTGTCCATCAGTGCCGATGGCGGTGCTTTCTATTCGCAGCAGGGAAGCGACGTTCAGGTATGGGGCGATTCCAGCTATTGCGGATTCAGCATAACAAACGCAACAATTCGCGCACTATCTGGAGGAGCTGGTACGTTCTATAGGACGCTCACGCTTCTTACTGCCGATAGCAAAGATCCGAGCGGAACGGTTCGAGGAAGTCTGCCGAAGACCAGCTTCATGTCGATTAACCAGCAGGTCCAAGTCAATCAGACTGTGAGCTATGACCTGCGGCTGTCTCTTTATGCCGATGGATATACTGGGGTTTATAAACCTTATGTTGGCTCGCAGTTGTATGCAACAGGTAAGTCTTTATCTGATTCACAAGACTTTCTAGACGAACGTATCGACGGCCTTGATGACCGAACAACAGGCGTTGAGACCTCGTTGGAAACAACGTCTGGTAATCTCACCGCTGTTGACGAACGGCTAAAAGCACTAGACAAACAGTATACCGATGAGAAAAATCAACGCGACCAATGGATGAACTTTACCAGTTCGCAAGGTCTTTCTATTGGCGATAAGGATTCCACATTCAAAACAGTGGTAACTAGCACGTCAATGGAGTTTAAAAATGGAGATGCCACTTTGGCTGAGGCGAGTGGTACGGAATTCATCGCCAACATTATGCGTTCGGAAGAGCTTCATATTGGTAAATGGATGTGGACCAAGCGTAATGAAGGAAACAACTTATCGCTTAAGTGGGTTGGCTAAGGAGGTGAGATATGGCAACAGCATATGGTGGATATTATTCCGGAGCTGGCTATAATGCATTTCGTGCGGTAATGGACTATTCCAGTTCATCCACTAACACAGAAACTACGATATCAGTAACCTCAAAATGCCAAATGGGCAGTGGTCATGATAGTGGTTCAAATTTCAGAGCCACAAGGAACATCGGCGGAACTACTACCTCCCAAAATGGTAGCGGATATTTTAGTGCCGGCGGAACATATGGCATGGGTAGTGCCTCTAAGAAAATTACCAGAACCCATAGCGCGCAGTCGATTTCTGTAAAAGTTACAGTCACTTCCACCTACGCATGGAACGGCCATAGTTCAACCGCATCGGCAACCATATCTGTTCCGGCTAAGCCAAGCTACTCGATTACGTATGATGCGAACGGGGGCTCTGGAGCTCCTAGCTCCCAAACCGCATGGTACGACGAAACGTTAACACTTTCTACGACAGTGCCAACGCGAAAGGGCTACGACTTTCTTGGTTGGGCGACGTCTAGTACAGCAACGACGGCAACACATAATCCCGGAACCGGTTATAAGTTTACAGCAGCAACAAAGTTTTACGCGGTATGGAAACTAGCTTATGAGCCACCCGCGATTAGCTCGTTGAGGGTTTTTCGTGCGAACGAGAATGGACAGGCTAGAGATGAAGGAACTTATTGCTCGGTTTCTTGTACGTGGTCGGTCGATACGAGTCTTACGCCTAGTAACACCGGCGATAAGCTGACTATCGCATACAAGCCAACCACCAGCACAACTTGGGTTACATCGACCCAGGCAGTATCGTTATCTGGAACTTCTGATACAACATCGACACTTGTTAGGAATTCGTCAGGAACAGCCATAGGCGACTTTAGCGAATCTATTTCTTACAACGTTAAAGTCACAGTCAGCGACAAGTCTGGCCAAACCGAGAATACAGCGTCAGCAACATTGACCCTGTCATCAGCTTTCTTTACGTTAGACTTCGGCAACCAAGGTCATAACATAGGAATTGGACACGCTGCGGATTTGGATTATGGAATCGACGTAGGCATCAAACTTCGTTGCAACAACGTTAATTTTGAGATTTTGGATTCTGATATTCCGCCAACAGGAACAGACCCTAGCGGCGACGTGACTGTTTGGGGCAATGGTCTTTATATGTACCCATCGATTGAAGCTAACGAAACCGACCAAGAATTAGCTGTTGGTTATATTCGAGCAATGCATCGTGGTGATGCTTCTTGGAATCCACGAGCTCGAGGTATTCAGATAGAGGCTCAACGAGGAACCGGAACCGATCGAAAAACTAACGCCTTGAATCTTCTCATCGATAATAGTGGAAATAGAACCGTCGAAATAACGCATCCAGCTGCTTGGCGAGCGGCGTTAGAGGAAACCGATTGGGTGAATCTTAGTCTTGGAAGCAATGCTCAATCATATTCTGATTCTTGGGTTCCAAAATACAAGAGGCATCTTGGCAGTCTTGTCACTATACGAGGTGCTGTTAAACCAAAATCACAGGTTGCTGCTGGTGACAACCTTTTAATCGGAATATTACCAACCGGATTCAGACCTACGTTGCAATGTAACAAAATATGTCAGGGTTCTGGCGGCGCGATATTTCTGTTAGCGGTTTACGAAGATGGCAAAGTTCAGTGCGAACGTTACCGTAACGGCTCCACCAATGCCGCTATTCCAACGACCGCATGGGTTTCGTTCTCATTCACGTTTGCTTTGTAAGGAGGATATTTTGGAAACATTAATCCGTAAGGTCATGATGCCAGATGGTGTCGTCCGAAACGAGCACCGTATTACCTGTATCACAAGCCGAATTGACCAAGATACGGTTATTGATGTTGAGAGTTCTGGTGAAAACGTCTCAGGATACATTACTAAACTCATCATTTCTCCTTACGAGGGTATTTTAACCGAGGAGCAGGCCTTTGATATTTTAAAAAATGATCCGTTATTCTTAGAGTGGATCGACCCGGTTCAGGATGCGCTCGATGAGTTGCTCCCAATCCTAACCGACGAGCAGGCCGAGATGGTTACCAACATGTATCCCGAGTGGGCTGTTGATATTTCCTACACGGCTGGTGAGCGTGTTCAGTATAACTCGAAGCTTTACCGTTGCGTGCAGGCCCATACTTCTCAGGAGGGTTGGGAGCCGCCTACTACCACTGCTCTATGGACTCGTACGGCGCAGGAAGGCGAGATTCCCGAGTGGATTCAGCCGACCGGTGCTCAGGACGCATATAACAAGGGTGACAAGGTAAAGCATAACGGTTCGACTTGGATTTCCGACGTCGATGCGAATGTCTGGGAACCCGGTATCTATGGATGGACGGCTAGCAATGAGTAATTCTCGTGATGCAATTGTGGCATATTGCCGAAGGAACCTTGGCTGTTCTTATAGCTATACTCCGTCTGGTGGTGTTGAAGGACGATCCTATAATTGTTCCTACCTAAGCACTTGCGCATACAAAGCCGCAGGTCTTAAGATTCCAGGATGGCAGGGTCATCAAAATGGTGATGGTTCACAGTCAGATTGGGTTTATCGCAATGGTCACTGGACCACTGATAAATCTAAGCTGAAGCCCGGCGATCTTGTGTTCTTTGGTACAAGTCGCACTAATACCGGTCATGTTGGAGTGGTTAGCAGGTCAGGCACAGTCCCTTATATTATCGACAGTACGCCAAGTCGAGGAGTAGCAGAGCGTCTGCTCCCAACTGGTGCAGGCTTTGTTGGAGGAGGCTGGCCGCTTGCTAATCTTCCTGCGGACTCGAGTGAAGTGGAGATATTCCCAGTGAATAAGACAGTGCATGTTAAATCTGAAACTCTGGCCGTCAGGGATAAGCCTTCCACAAAGACAGGAAAGGTTGTTGCTAGGTATGCCAAGGGTAATACGATTAATCTCGACGGTCTTACTTTCGGCGATGACGGATATTTATGGGGAACCTACATTGGCGGCTCTGGCAATCGTCGTTATGTTGCGATGGGAACTCACGAATTAGTCTCGCTATAATATAGGAACAGGAGTTAATTAATGGCAGTCACGCTTGGTTCTAATGGCGTGCTGGAGGCGAATCTAATCATTCCGCAAAGTACCACATTCGCATGTGCCATTGAGCACACGGATGCTGAAGGAACCCCAATCGACCATACTGGTTATATTCCACATATGCGCATCATCGACAAGCAAAAAATGCAACATGATGTTGGCCAGTATGTAACATTTGACGATAGTGACGTTCTTATTGAGCTTCCTTCAGCCATTACTGAATCGCTGGCTCTTGGTTCCGGAAAGTATGATTTAATGCTTGAGGATCCCTCGGGACATGTGGTTCGTCTCCTGTACGGAGCTGTTAGTATTATTGACACCTATTCGTTGGACGACTAATGGGTGCGGTAATTAGACTGGTTAATGGAAGCCATGCTAAGGTGAGGGAAAAGCGCTATATAGCAAAAGCTACCAGTAAAACCAGTCGAGCTCGAGCTATTCAAAATCATATATTTGGCGGCACCCCATATGATGGAACGTATGAAATCACGCCAACCGATTATGAGCAACGCCTCGATACCGTGGGAAAAGTTATGCGCGACGAGGTTACGATTCACAAGGTCCCATATTTTGAGACCGGTAATGAAAGCGGCGGGTTTACCGTCTCTATTCTGAGCTAAGGAGGCTTGCATGCCTAACCAGTATGTAAACAAAGTTGTTTATGGCGGTAATACGTTAATTGACTTAACCGCAGATACCATTACTGTTGATAAACTCGCTAAGGGCATCACTGCTCATGACAAGTCCGGCGCACCTATTACAGGCACCAATACCTTTGACTCGGACACGAGCGAAGATACTGCGGTTGCATCTGAGATTCTTTCTGGTAAGACAGCTCATGCACGCAGTACCGCAATCACTGGTACCATGCCAAACCGTGGCGCTGTTACTGGCACTATCACCACCAAGGCGCAGCAGTACACGATTCAGCAGGGTTATCATGACGGCTCGGGTAAAGTGTCTATCAGCTCGACCGAGCAGGCGAAGATTATCGCTACGAACATTCGCCAAGGCGTGACGATTCTTGGCGTCGAGGGTACCATGTCTGGTACGGAGGACATGGATATTGAGCCTGCTAAGACCATAACTCCTTCCACCTCTGCTCAGACGGTGCTTCCTGCTGAAGGCTATGATGGCATGGCGCAGGTGACTGTGGCGGCGATTCCCTACGTTGAGAGCGACAATAGTGCGGGAGGAAAGACTGTAACAATTGCCGGTGCCGCGTAGGATATTTAAGGAGGTCTTATGGCCGTAAACAAGGTCATCTACGGTAGTGACACTCTCATTGACCTCACCTCTGATACTGTCACTGCTGCGGACGTGGCCGCTGGCAGGACGCTCCACCTAGCGAGCGGTGCCTCCGTGACTGGAACGGCGAGCTATGCAGCGGCTCCGGAGAACAACGGCAACGCAGACCGCACGAACGCTATGCTCTTCGGTTCAGTTGACTCGACCAGTACTGCCACGGCCTTCACCGCGACGGTCGCAGGGTTGGATAAGCTGGTTGATGGGACGTGCATTTACCTCCGCAATCACGTGGTCACGAGCGCTAGCGGTTTCACGCTCAATGTCAACGGCCTCGGCGCAAAGCCCTGCTACAGCAATCTCACGAATGCCACGCGTGATACAACCATCTTCAACGTGGCGTACAGCTTTATCTTCATCTATGACTCGTCGCTCAACAGCGGTGGTGGCGGATGGTGGATATATCGTGGCTACGATGCAAACACCAACACTATCGGATACCAGCTCAGAACGAATAGTTCCACGCTTCCTGCGAGCGACAAGTTCTATCGCTACCGCCTGTTGTTCACGTCAGCCGATGGTCGGAAGTGGGTGCCTGCCAACACGAGCAGCAGCACCAACGCCACGTCATCGCGCACGCCTAACACGAAAGCAATCGACCCGTTTGGTCCGATAGTCTACTACGGCGCAACTACCGCCATCGAAGCCAATGCAAATGTGACTGCCGCACAGCTTTGGCAGCAGTATACGCTCTCTCTTGGCTATAGCTTCAACACGACTGGCGAGGCTCTTACGCTCACGCCGAACAGGCCTGTCTACCTCAAGTGCACCGACAACTTGAGCGGTGCGCACATGGAGGGCATCGTCCAATCTCTACCAACATCTTTTGACGGCCGCATCTACATCTACCTCGGTCGTGCCTACAGTGCAACCAACATTGAGCTGACCGCAGAGCATCCAGTCTACTGGTACGACGGCGAGAAAATTATGCCTTGGGCTGGCGTCAATATAGAGGCTGAGATTGACTCCAAAATCGCATCGCAGAACTACGTCAGCCTCGACAACCTACAGAACGCCTATGATGACCTGTCGCACATGACCATCGTGGCTGCGGACGCGGTGGCTGCGGCGATGGTCGAGTCGGCCACAGGGTCGAGACCGGCTGACTTCGGGCCGAACATCATAAGCAGCTCGCAACTCATGATGCTCATCCTTAACGGAAACTGGCATCTAGTGTGGCTGAGCGGCGCGAACTTTGAGATGGCCCCGGTCCGCGTCTCTGCGGATGTTAGCGACCCAAACGCAGCCGTGTTCACCCTCTACGCGCGAGGCTTGCATTCGGTGGCGTCGGGTGTCATGGGCGTGGACGAAAGCTGGACAATCACGGCGCTGCCTACCGACGCAGATGGGGTGAGCTACTGATGGCAAAGGTAATCGTCACCGAGCAGTACCTCACAGACATTGCCGACGCAATCCGCGAGAAGCTAGGCGTCAGCAACACGTACACGCCAGCTCAGATGGGGCCTGCCATCGAGACCATCACGGGCGGCGGCTCGCTCGTGGACAATCCCGAGTACCTCATTGCTGAGACGATAGACGCGGCGCAGAAGATTGCCGCCTTGCGCAATCAGCACACCTTCGTGGCCTACTTCGTCACCGACACGCATGCCCATACGTCGAGTAACAACTTGCAATACGTGGACGCGCAGTTGGCGAGCATGTACGCCGTTGCACGCACCATCAAGCCCGACCTCGTAATTCACGGCGGGGACATGACCAACGGCTCCGAGACGAAGGCCGCGACGCTCGCGCTGGCCGACCACATCGTGGCCCAGATGCGCGAGATTGGCGGCAGCGACACCCACATCCTCGTGGGCAACCA